TGCCAGATTCTGAATGTAAATGGGTATCACCTGAATTATTTCAATTTTGGGGAAATAAGCCCCAATACACTTCAACAAAAAGTATGTGGCAATCTCAAGCAAATCATAATATTTTTAATACGGATGAAGGTATTGATTATATAAAATCAGCAGATTATATTGTTTATCAAAAAATAAAACCTTCAACATCTGCTTCATTCAACTATGAGAAAATTGAATCCTATACAAAACCTTCAGCTCAAGTAGTATCGTTAACATATATTCATTACGATAAAAGTGCAAGTGATCCACTACAAGGAATGGTCGAACGAGAAGAACTTCTTTCACCTGATATTAGAATCAGTAAATTAATTTCAGAACACCCTGATCGTGAAAATTTTAAATTTAATGCGAAAGGCACACATTGCAATTCAGTTGTATTTCTTGAGATATTGAGGGAAATATGTGAAAATTTTAATTGGGCTTTTTTCAACGACGAGCAATATATTAAAATTCAGGAAAAATATTACCCTTTTGGGGAAAACCTATGACCAACACAAATCATGCAAATATTCTACGACCACGTTATTTCTAAACAAGCTGACACAGACTTTAATTATACTCTTATTTCTGCTTGGGTTGATAGTGGTGAAGAGGATGAAGCTCTAGCTACGGGTTGGTTGCCTACATATTTCTATACCGATGATTGTGAATTTGCGAAAGAGAGTGAGTCAAATAAGCGTCAAATTTGGTGTCAATTAAGAAGCACAAGAATCGAGTGTGAAAAGTTTCGTGCAAAAAGTAAACATTTAAAAGCATTAAAATTGCAAAACTTTAAGTATCAAATAATAAAACAAAAAGACATTTATGGAGATTTGAATGTCTTATCTACCCTTTACCAAATATACAACAAATATGTAACTTACAAAAATTACAAAGACATACTAGATAAAGATGGTTTTATTAAACATATAATTGATGATAGTAGTCATTTTATTTTATTTATGATTGACGATAGAATTGTAGCTTGTACCGCAATGCAACAATTTGGCAATAGTTTTGTTTCGGGCTTGTTTTTTTGGGATTACGCAAATAAAGAGCTATCATTAGGCAATTTATCTAATCATCTTGAAGTTGAACTTTCAAGAGAGTATGGTTTCAAATACCTATATATCGGTGTGTATAGCGAGATACCTTCCCAATACAAATCTTACATCAAAGGAGTACAGGTTTGGACAGGAAGAAAATGGATGTCAAATAAACGACAATTAATAAATATTGCACAGAATGATTCAAATAGTAATACATTAGAAGATTTTGTAGATTATAATAAATTTCAAAAACTATTAGAATTTTAAGTGATTTTATCTCATAAATATAATTTTATTTTTATCGCAATCCCCAAGACTGGAACAACAAGTGTGCAAAGAAGGTTTGAATTAATGAACCTAGAAGGTACAAATATATGTAATACTAGAGAGCCTAACTTAACACAACCAAAACCACTTTTCACCAAACATATACCTGCTATAGAACTTAAACAAAAATGTGAAAAATTTGACCAATATTTTAAGTTTTCATTTGTGAGAAATCCATATGCTAGAGCCGTATCTTGGGTTTTTTATCATTTAAGAAATGAAAATTATGATTTAGAAAATTATTCTTTCAGCGAACTAATTTTAAGATGTCCACATTGGATATGGTATCCTCAACATAGGTGGATATATTCAAATGGTAATAATTTAATGAATTTTGTAGGAAAAATAGAAAGCCTTCAACAAGATTTCAACATCGTCTGCGACAAAATCGGAATCCCACAACAAAAACTGCCACACATCAATAAAAGTAACCACAAACATTATACGGAATACTATGATAATGAAACTCGAAAAATGGTGTCAGAAAGGTATGCGGAGGATATTGAGTTTTTTGGGTATAAATTTGGCGAATAGCCTAAAATATAATAATTAATTTAATTAACATAAAACAGACTTCCATTATTGCTTCGCGCTCAAGAAAGAATAGTAATAAGGTAACAATCCAATACCAATCTTTTTGCACTTAATTATTGCTTAAAAGAATTGTCATCATTGAACCCGCTAGAGCCAAATAAAGAAACACTTGCCAAATCTCTGTGAATAATTCCATTATTTAAAAATTTTTTCGTAAATTTTAATTACATCTTGCCTACGATCTTCAAGTAGTTTTGATATTTGCGCCCATCGCTCTTCGTCCCTTGCTTCATTTTTTGCTAATTTTATTTCAATATTTCTCACATCATCACTTAACTTGCTAATTTTTGAACTCTCCTTTTTCAAATAAAAGGCAATAATTGAAACCATTGCTCCAATTACCAATAAGACAATCTCTTTAATTTCCATCGTCATTCCCCTTTTGCTTGACACAATATCGTTGATTTGATACCTTTCATATACATAAAATTACACTTTTTTCATTTTTTTCTTTTCTTTTGCCTCAACCAATGTCACTATAAGAGGTATGCAAGTTCCAAGACACTCCAAAAAAAGATTGATAGAACGCTTTGGGTTTGACCCAAAACCTAGCGATATGAGAGCTATGAGAAAAATGGTACTCAGAGGCAAATACAAAAGCCTTGAATCGGTAGATGGTTATACTCGCAAGCCCCACACTATACTAGGTGAATTGACCTACAAGGGGGTTAGGGTAGCATTTTCGTTTCATATATTTGCAAATAATTTTGTTACATTTATGAAGCCCCCAAGAACAGAAAACAGAGGTCTTCATGTTTCTTTGGGGGATTTTTGGAAAAATTGATTGACAAAGGTTAAATTTTTTGCAATATTATGAGCATGACAAATACAATACTAGGCTTAACTTGCATTAGCGAGCAACTCAAAGATCAAGACAAGAAAGCATATTCGTTTCGCACGATGACTCGCAAACGCTTCAATGACTTGTGTAACAAGGAAGGTAGAAATGAAGCAATTAAAGAGCTATCTGATAGAATTTTGCATAATGTTGTTGTTACTGCACATATTGTCAATCATTGTGCTAAGTCAAACATTGGGCATTATCGTGTTAGTTCTGCTCTTTTTCCTCTCGTTACCGATGAAACTTTGGAAATTGATCTTGAAGAGTTGCCCGATATTGAGGAAATCAACCAAGGATTGCGACAAGTAGGTATCGTTGCCAAGACTCTTGGCATAAGCATGGGTTCGCATCCCGATCAATTCAATGTTCTCGCATCAACAAATACTGATGCGGTTCGTAGAACTATTGGAGAATTAAATATGCAAGCTAGTGTGCTTGATAAAATGGGATTACCTCAAGATCATACTGCCCCAATGAACATTCATGTTAATTATACTCCCAAGATGGATGAAACTTTGGAAATTGTTGCAACTAGATTCTTTCGTAATCTCGCTATGTGTAATGCAGGAGTCTATAATCGCATTACTATCGAGAATGAAGATAAGGGTTTCTTTAATGTAGATAATTGCATTAAATTTAGCGACTATTTATTCGAGGTTCATAAGGTAAATATCCCTGTTTGTTATGACAATCTTCATGATTTTTGTAATCCATCAGAAGTCGAAAGTGTCTCATTTCAAGCTGAACGTTGTGCATATACATGGGTCAACCAAGACGATGGTGACGAACATTTCATTGCTCCTGTCTTTCATTGGTCAGAAGGAACTCCCGAAAAACCTCGCGCTCATGCAGATTATTTTGCTCTTGGAAGTTTTCCACCTTATATTGCCATCGAAACAGACAAACCTGCAAAGTGGGAATGTGAAGTAAAACAAAAAGACAAAGCTATTGCATTACTACTTCAGAATGCAAACATATAAAATAAAGGAATTAAGTAGACCAAACTTATTGATTGTATTTCAATCAATGAATCAGTTCTTATACAAAGAAGAAAATGCTGATACATTTGAATTTGAAAAAACTCTTTCACGCCAAGAACATGATGTAGGGTCATGTGATTATTTATTTATAAAAGACAACATCAAACCTTCTCTTGGCGGGGGTTGGTATGTGAATCCACATGAAAAAATCAATAAGCTGAAAAAATTTTTACTAAAGCAAAAAACAAAGTATAATAAAATATGCACAACAGGCACAAGTGCAGGGGGTTTTGCAAGTATTCTTTATGGTAGCTTATGTAATGTAGATTTAGTTTTAGCGCTTGACCCTCAAACTATTTTATTCGACCTTCAAAGCAATAAAAAATTTCATAAAGTGAGACATTTAGAGGATACATTTCTTGACTGCAAACCTCATATCAATAATACTACAAAATATTTTATTTACAATAAATGCAACAAACCATACAATGAATGTGACATTCCCGACAAGCTACATCATGTAGTCAATTCTCAACGACTTGAGAATTTTCCTAATGTTGAAATTATCAACTATGGCGATATTGGTAGTGAAGATTGGAAATCTTTATTAAAAAATAATGGATTTTAAGTTTGACACATCAAAATATTTATTGTAGATTTAAATTATGAACAAAAAACCATTTCTTATTGGCGATTTCGTTAAAGAGAGATCACTTAGATTAAAAAAACGTATCGGTCAAATTACTGCAATTAGAGACGACAAAAATACCACACTTGAATGTATTCAAGTTCATCACAGAAACCTTGAACCAATTCAAGATTATATTGGTCAAGCTAAAAGTTTTACTTTGCGATCAAAAAATGCCAAGCATTATACTCCAAAACATTTATTGTTTCACAAAAAACCATTTGACATTTCATCTTACATTCAATATAAAGAGAAAGGTAAATACAAGTTTGGCAGAATCGTTGGTTACTTACATCGAGAAGAAGGTTTATATCCACACTCTTATGACATTAGAAAGCACAATGGTAAAGATTTATTAGAATGCATAGAAATAAAACCTATTGGTTTAAGTAGAGTCAAAAATGCTCATGGTTGCCCTAACTTTTTCGTAGCTGACCCAAGCAAATCAAAAGTCCTTGGTGTTGTTTATGATGAAGAGGATGGTAAAATTAAATTAGAAGGATTTCATTCTTAAAAAATATGAATACATTAACAGATAATATAGAAATAATTGAAGGCAACTTACTCAAGATGCACTTTCATGGATTGGATTACATTGCTCATTCTTGTAATACCCATAATGTAATGGGTGCAGGTATTGCATTAGATATAAAACATACTTACCCCGAAGCATACTCTGCTGATTGTCATGCAATGATGGAAGGAGAGAATAAATTAGGTTGGTATAGTTTTGCATGGACTGACGCGACTCAAAGCAAAGGCGTATATAATATGTACACTCAAGATAGTATCGGGGGTGAAAGAGCAGTTAATTATGAAGCATTTTATACTGCTTTAAATCATGTTGCTAACCACATTGAATGGCAAGATGAGCATGATGATAAAACTTCCACTTTCGCCCTACCTTATGGTATTTCTTGTGGTCTTGCAGGGGGCAGTCCAAGAATCATTAATTCAATGATCCACGACATTTTAGTTGACAGATCATTTAAAACATATATAGTTAAATACCATGAATAAATTAGAAGAAGCAATGGGTATGATGTCTAATATACAATCTGACATTGATACTATGATCTATGCAATCGGTGATGCTCCTCGTAAATATACTGAGGATGAATTACTTAATATGTTGATGGGAATGAGTCAATTACATCAAACTCGTTATGATCATCTATGGGTTGAGTATGAAAATTTCAAACGAGAGCATAGAGCCTTTGATGAGGATGATATATTCGATCAAAATTACCAAAACACAAATAAAGGGAAATAATTATGGAAGTTTGTTTAGAGTTAGAGCAAAAATATAAAGATAGTCTAATTGCAAAGTTTTTACATCATGTAGAAAAAGTTGAAGCCGATCACGATGTTAAAACTGATGGCGATAATACAGATTATTGGAATAGTATGCAATTAGAGGATGGAAGTTTCGTTGATTATAATTTTCACATGATGTCTGAATGGGATGACCTCGATAGAAGTTGGACTTGTGAAGTTTACTCAGTTGATCCACCAACAGAAGATAATGAATATCATTCGATCAATACTGATTTGGTATTGTTGTTAGCTTTTTATCAACCCAAAACCAAAAAATTAGAAATAGATGACTTGGTTCATTAAATATTTAATTATAACTTCTCTTGTGATATGGTTTTTAGTTCTTATGAGTTGAAAATCGCTATCGCAAATTTAACATATATAATCACACAAAGAAAGGAAAATATGAAATATCAACCTAGAAAGAATAATACCTTATATGCAAATATCAACAATCGTATTGATTTTAACATTTTTAATTTTCTCTTTATTTGGGGGTTGCAAACCTAAAGTCTGCATTGAAGATTTTGAATACGAAGAGGTTTACCATCAATGCCCAAAACAAGGTCATGGTCAATGCCCTATTTGCTTTGACCCACAATTAAAGAATCATGAAATGGCTCTCAAAAATTAATGCGGTTTTTATTAGAGTTATCTCTCATAATAATTATATTAGTCTTGAGTGTGCTATTCTTTTGGTCATAACCATTTTGCTATTTTTTTCAGCTTTTTAAATTTTTTTCTTTGCTTTTCGTTTTCGTTGCGCTATACTTATAACCATTATGAATACAGACACACCAATATCCACTAAATGTCGAGTCAATAGTTTTATTACTTGCGATGGCGTTCACATTGATCCCGCAACAGGGAAACATTCACTCTTAGGAATCTTTTCAAGTTTAAGAGCTAAAAATTTTCCTGTTGTTCATCCTAAGATGACTTGGTTCTTATCTTTATCTGAACTACGTAAAGGCACGCATCATCTTACAATTTCTATGGCAGACCCAACAGGAGAGCTAGAGCCTAAAATAATTATAGACAGAGATTTTGAAGCACCCGATCCTCTACATAGAGTTAATTTGATCAATGACATTCATCGCCTCAAAATATTAGAAGCAAAAAATTACTCCATTGTCATTGAGGTAGATGACGAAATTATTTTTGTTGACACTTTACCTGTGATAGATCAATATAGGAAATTAGAGAAAGATTTAGAACAACTCATAGAAGAGTATGAGGAAGACGAAGATGATGATTACTACAATGATGATGATAGCGTTTTTTAATTATGAATGATTTACAAATAGATAGTTGGCTCACTATTAGGCAAGAAGATGATGAAGATGTAATGTCTGCACCAATCATGTGGTTGGATGATAATTCAGAGTATGATTTGTTTCCATCTAGCGATCTAAATATAGATTGGGTAGAAGAAATGGATAAGGAAGGCGCACCAATTATTGATGGTGATTCTCTTGGGCGTGACATTTGCATTGAAGTATCTTCTCTATCTAAGGGTTGGAATAAACGACGTGCAGTTGGATACAATATTGATTTTAATTGGAATTAAATAATTATGAAATTATCACTAACATTACACAATAAAACTTATAGCATTGAATCTGACGAAGGTTACGATGGATCAAATGTTTACGAACTCGCAGAACAATTTAAAGGCTTGCTCGTCAATGCAGGATTTCATCCATCTAATGTTGATAGTATTTTTAATTTAGATTGCCAATGGTTTACTGACGAAGAAAATGAAGGCAATATGCAAGGTCATATTAATTTCAACAAAACCAACCAATTTGGCAAATTACCTCATCATTACGACAACGAACCTATACTAGATTCCGAAGCAAAAGATAGGATGCAAAAGAGGATAGATCAATTTCAAAACAATATGTATAGACAAGATGATGACAAGCCTCTTTAGTCGAATTCTTTTTTACATTGGTGATAAAATTAGCAATTTATTGTACTTTAAGTGGATGGGTATAATTTTATATCCTGTTTACAAAAAGTTAATGATTTGGAGTTCTGAGCTTGACAAAGACGGCATAATATGGAAAGATATAGACAATGATACTTAATACTTTAGAAACAATACCTTTTACCCAAGAAGATATTGACAATGCTCATGCTAGAGCTAAAGCTATGGGTGAAATTGCTAACTCCATAACAAAAGGCAGAGCTAATAAATCTGCTTTTTTATGCGAAAACGCCATCCTTAGATCATTACATGAACCTTTGTCTGACGAAAAAGATTTTGACTTTTTACACAAAAACTATCGTTGTGAAATTAAGACAAAGAGGGGAGAATATGATCCACAACCTCATTACGATGCAAGTATAGCTGACACTAGCACACATCAAAATCCCGACATCTATATTTTTTGTAGAATCATTTTTGCAGAAAAGAAAGGCAAAGGGATTCATGCAGAATACTTCAAACCTCAAAGGATTTGGTTCTGCGGTTGGGACTACAAAGATAGTTACTTTAAAAAAGCTACTTACCACAAAAAGGGGGACTATGATCCTAGCAATAAATTTTACTTTAAGAATAATTGCTACAATGTACCTTACTCTAAATTACGTTCTTTTACTCAATTCAAAATATTACATCCAAAATGAATGGAAAATGGGATCATTCAACAAAACCATCTACCTACAAATTGCTTGACAAAGATGGAAAAGTGTTTTATAGTGGAGCATTTAAAAACTGCATGGAGAAACAAGAAAAAATGAATGGAGAAATAACACAAGATGTATATTTTACTAGAGGATACCAAAAAGGTTACTCTGACGCTCAAGAAAGTTTGGCACTTAAAATGAGTAAAACTATTATGGATGATAGTGATGCAGGTTACGATCAAGGAATTAAAGATTGCAATAGAATTTTATGCGAGCAATTAGACGAAATGATTGCAGATCAAAAAGCGATTTATGAAAGATATGAATATAAAGACGAATGGAGTGCTTTGATGAAACTTCAAGATGTTCGTGAAAAACTTTTTGGATCGTATAAAAATGATTGACACAATTTTACAATCTGATATAAAATGGGATGCAGTTGTTGCAGTTATAATCATCATTGGATGTCTTGGAATTAGTATTTATAACCTTTGGAATAATAATAGAGATTCGTGAAAACAATTAAAACAAAAACACAACCATACAAAGCTGAACATTGTACTTACTATTTAGTAAGTAGAAAGTCTAATTTAAACAAAAAAGGTATCAAGAGAAAACGTGGCGAGCAACTCATCTTACGCACTAGAGATAGTTATAAGTCAACTTATCCCGAATTTCCGAATGGTACATATTATGAATATCAAATTCACATTGATCCCTTTATGAAAGGAAAACCATGCAAGAAATATTATTTTCACGACACAAAACAAAACCATAAACATTTTCTTGGTGTTGAAATCTTTGAAAGCATTGATCCTAAATATATTGGTAAAAGAGATAATAGTTGCTTTCATGTCAAAGGTGGAGTTGTTAGATTTGGAGATAAAAATAAATGCTCAAAAAATTTTGGTTAATATGGGCTAGAACATTAGACCATCGAGTTGGCAGAACTGATGACGATGAACCCGACATACCTATTCTATCTTTAAAAGATGCACAATTTAGTTTAACCTTGAGGACGATTATAGTTGTTTTAAATATGATAACTTGTGTATTTATTATCCTAAATGTAATCAGACATTGGTAATGGATGAAAAAAAAATACCCGACAACGTCGCACTAAACCCCCACTCTCTTCCTTATGCTAGTAATTTAGGCTCTCCTGTCATCAAGCCCGACCATAGCTTGGGCGGTTGGAAAGATGGAGCAGTTCATCGAGCAAATAAACATTATGATGAAAGATTTAACAAACTAAAAAAAGAATTCAACGAATTATATGACGAATTCAAATGGAATGAAATAATCTTCAATGCCGAAATGAGGTTTAAACCTGTTATTGGAAAACCTTATTATCTTTTTCAAAAAGAAAATGGTAAATTTTACTTGACTTTATTTGCTCCACATGAAAGAATTGGTGGAGATGAAGGTTATCAAGGTGCATTTAGATTAAATTATGACAATAGATGGGAAAAGATAAATGAAAAATAAATTAAACGCAATTAAAGAAACTTTTTGTTTCATTGGAGTATTTTTTGCCTTGCTATGTTTGCAAATATGGTACATACTCACAGATAGTGAATAAAATAATTCTTGACAAATAACTCAAATAACAATAAAATTATTATTATGAATAACGAACTATATCAAATGTTAAAATCGTCTGCTGAAGCAGATATAGCTAAAGCGAAACTCACGCTTAATCTTTTAAGTGAAAAGTCAGTAGGAATTGGAGATCACTCCACCGAAGATTTCTACAAAAATGCAGAACAAGCATTAGCTTTGTTGGATGATGGTCAAAGCAGACTTGAAACTTTAGAGAAATATAAACAAAGCGTTTAATGAAAGAAATAATCTTAAATGTTTTAAGTGACATTGCTTGTGGTAATACAGGCACTTGTCAAATAAATATGCAATCAGAAAGCGCTAGAGAAATGATTGCCAATAAACTTGAAAAAGAACTTGACAAATACGTTAATTCTATGATAGAAGATATTATGTGTCCACCATTAGAAAAATATGAATAAAGACGAAGAATATGTAAAAACCTTATTAAAACTCAATCAACTTATTGGTCAAGATATTTTAAAAAACGATAGCTTTACCGAAGAAGATTTAACGGAAGTACGAGATCGAGTAGGTGATCTTATCACTCAATTAGAATTTTGGATTGAGCAAGATAATTCTGAAAGATTTTGCTACGAATTAAAAAACCACATCCAATGGATGATAGATAATTACTCTTAATAAAACCTAAATATATAATGAATACTGAAATGAATATTAATACTCTTAAAGAACAACGCGATCACCTACTTTCTCATGTTTGGCATGACTCAAAACAACCTCCTCAAGCTATTGATGATGAAGTTGCATGGGGTATTATTGAATTACTAGACTCTCTAATTAGTGAGAGCGAGGATGTTAAAAACGTAATCTACAAATAAGATGGGTTGCGAGAAAGAAAATTGTAATTGCTCATGCTCAGATAGGGCAAGAGAGCATTATGAAGATTTAATGTTTGAACATTACTCAAATTTATTTCTCAATGGTGAAGATATTATTAATCAAGTATCTCAATCGAATACTGATGCTATTGTTCTTGAGCCAAGAAAAACAATGAATTGCGCTATTGTGGGATTTGATTCTGATAATAGAATTATTTATTCTTACAATAAAATAATTGAAATGTTTATGCACTTCGATAAAATGTCTGAAGAGGAAGCAAGAGAACACTTTGATTATAATGTTCTAGGAACTTTTGATGGTATGGACAATAAAAATAAACCTATTTTCATGTATGAAAATTAAAACATACGAAATTGAAGTTAGTGCCACTACTTGTCGCACTTATTACATTGATGCCGAATCAAGCGATGAGGCAGAAGAAAGAGTTTTTGCTGAAATAGATGCGGATTGGGAGATTAGTAAGGCATGGAAGCAAAATGCCGAAATTTCTTACATCGAAGAGCAAGATAAAAAAAATTAATTTTTTCCTTGCCTTTTAGCAAAAGGTTTAGTAGTATCATAATTATTATGGATATTACAGAAGAAAAAAACCAACTTGCAAGCCTACTTTCTTATGAATGTACGCTCAATAATATGATTAACGAGTTTCTCGATTATGAAGCTACAAGTGATGTCGCTAACGAAATGTTGTTACTCAACGATGTCTTACTTGAAAAGATGCTAGAGAGAGCAGAACACATTGGCATCGAGGGCGTTAATGAAAATACTACTCACTCTGATTTCTATGCAATTCTAAATACAGACTAATCATGGGTGGAGAAGGAAAGTCAGTAAGTTTTAGAAGAACGTTAGAGACTACAAAGTCCAATCAAGAACTCCTTGAAGAGTTTAAGGATTTAGTTTATTCTAATAAAAAGATAATGTCTCACATGAAATGGTATGGTTATGCCCATAGTGTTTATATGGAAGAGCATGGTGATAAAGAATTGGAAACATGGCAAAAAGAATATGTTGCAATTAAAGATACTTTTAATTTCTGCATTAGTGTTTATGATTCTTGGTATGAAGATGCCGACCTTTATGAGTCACATGAGCGAGAAGATAGTTTCGTTTCTCTTGCTAGAAAATTTGCAAACGACAATGCTCTCATGTACTTTCCTTGTGGCTTTACTCCCGAATGGTATGAGAAAAACGAAGAAGGAAAGTATGAGCATTTTAAAGTCGAACCCAATGATAAAAATATTGACAAAATATGTGATATGTGGCATCGTTATGGAATAATGAAACTACAAGCATTTGACGAAGAACTTGAATCTCAACTTTTGGGCGAGGCTCAAGAAGAAATTAAACAACTAATAACTACCTAATATGTGGAATTACAGAATAATCAAACAAAAAGATTGTTATGGTCTTTACGAGGTCATATATAATGACGATGGAGAAATATGTGCGCATGGTGAAGAACCCGAAATGATCGGCGCAAGCCCAAAAGATTTGCTTGACACTTTAGAATTAATGATACATGATGTAAACGAACACATTATTGATGGTAAAGAAATATTAGAATATGATAAAATTAAATTCCATGAATTTTGTAAAGATTTAGATAAAGGTGAAGAAATAACAATAGAAGAATTAGATGATATATTAAAGGACTTAGAATGAATGAATTAAAATTAAAAGAAACAGAAGATGGTGAATTATTTTTCAATATCCCCGATGATGTACTAGAAAGGCTAGGTTGGGAAGAGGGTGATGAAATAAAGTTTGTCGAGCAAGATGGTGGATTCTTATTAAAAAAAGTAAAATACGAATCGGTTGAGCTTGACTTTGACAAAGAAGATTTGTTAAACTACATGACTTATGCTCATTTTAAAAATATTACATTCAACGAACTTTGTGAACAAGCAATTAAGGAAAAACTAGATGAACTCGAAAAAGAAGAAGGATAAATACTTTGTATTCTCTGTGCCAACTGCTTTTGTTTATGAAATACAAGCAGAAACAGAAGAAGAGGCGCGCGAAATATTAGTCGAAGAAGGTGGACTCAGTATTTTTGGCGAGCAATGCGAAATGACAAGTGAAGATTACGCTCAAGCAGACTTGGAACAAACTTACGAAATGTAGAAGTGGATAATTTAGATAAAATCATAATCAAGGGAATAGATAATTACTTACTAGATAATGGTTATCAATCATTTTCTCCGAATCTACTCTTGAAGCAAACACAATTAGAGTTAGCTATTTACATAAGGAAGCAAGTTCAATTATATTTAACAGGAAAAAAATCTTGACAATTCAAAACAATCACTATAAGGTAAAAGCATGAAAGAAATAATAGGAGACGATTACCCAACTTACGAAGATTCAGTAAATGCTACTCTTGCAGAAAAGCAACAAGAGGATGCTTATACTTACTTAAAAGAAGTTGAAGATAAAATTCACAAAGATAACCTAGAGAGGTTGATGAAAGAAAATTTTGAGCTTAGACATCGTTTGTCTTGCATTGCTGATGATATTGAAATTATTGATAGGCATATCCAAAATAATTGCAACAAAAGATTCAAAAGACCAAGTTTAAATAAAGATGGTAGCACATTTGCAGACCAAGCATGGCACAATGTTACTAATATACAAATTGCTTGTGATTTAAATGATGACGAACCAATGGAGTGGGGTAGTAAAGTTAAGCATGAAGCACAACTTGACAATTTAAATAAAGATTTAGGTGAAGACTCTGTTTTTCAAGGTCATTTAAAACACATGGAATCAGTCGATGAGTATTCTAGCAAATATAAAGGAATAAAATGAATTTAAAAAATGATTGAAGTTAAAATAACTCAAGAAATTTTCAATGAAGCTAATTTGCGCAATCAAGAGTTTTATACTAAATTTGGAAATGCAGGAACTCATAGAGTAAATAAGGAACAAAGAATGACAGGTTATTTGGCAGAGGCTTGCATTAATCAAACATTTCACAATATTCAATATAGTGATGATTTTAATGTTGACTTTACCTTAGATAATCTTACAATAGACTCTAAAGCTCAAGGTTGTAACTCTAAACCTCTTGATTATTATAGTGCTACATTATATGAAGAACAAAAGACTAGAGATACCAACTATTATATATTCAGTAGAGTTAAAAAAGACTTCACTACTGCATGGATATGTGGAATAATTTCCAAGAAAAAATTTTTCAAGATTTCTAAATTACAACCAAAAGGAACAAAAACAAATAATTTTACATACGATCAATCAAGATACGAAGTGCAATACAAAGACTTAGGAAATATGTATGACTTCTTAAATTGGTATAAGGAGAACAAATAATGAAAAAAGAATATTGTGTTGGAATTAAAATAATTAATTGCTTTTATGTCGAGGCAGAAAATCGAGATGAAGCAGAACAAATAGTGAGAGAGTATGATCCATACAAAACTCTTGACGATTGTGATTTCAATATTGAATATTGTGATCCCACAAATGGAGAAATCGCATGGAAAATAAAAGCAGACGAAGTTAATTGGTCTGATCTTCACAACAAACACGATAATTGGCTTGACAAACGTATTGATGATCTTTATGGTAATGATCCTACTATTGATTGAAAATGAATAAAATATTTAAATACTTAATTGAAGAAGAAGAAATGAAAGCCGAAATAAAAGATACTCGCAAACATATTAAAGATTTAGAAGGAGAATATGAATTTCTCTTGACAAGAGAACCAAATGAGGTTAAATATATTGCTAGTGTTAAAAACCATATAGATAATTTATACGAAAAATTAGATCAATTATATAGAAAGTTAGACAATGAAATTAACTAAATATCAAAAGGCAAGATTATTAGAACATGAATGGGATGTAGTTGAGACTGATGGGGGGCAAAATTGTTCTTGGATCAGTATAGAACCCGAAGATGGTGAAATTTTTAATATCGTAATTAACCTTTTTGGCTTGACAGGAGAAGGTCAAGATGTTAAGTTGTTGGTAGTAGCAACAAGGGAGGAGTTTGAAAATGAGAACAACTGAAAGACAATGTAGAGAAGGTGAACCCACTATTGACGATATGCGTTATGATCTTGCCGAACAAGAAGCAATGAACATGGGTGTTGGTCAAATAATTGATATGTTATTGGATGGTGTTCAAGGTTTAAATGAAATTCCCGACATCGAAATTAAAGATGAATGGAATCAACTTTTTGGAGAATAAAATATGAACTTAGAAGAAGCATTGGAAATTGTATTAAACGAAGCTGAATCAGTTGGTCTTGGTGAAGTTGGTGATACTCAAGAAAAAATCTTGAATGCAGTTGAGGTAGTGCAAGTATTCTACGATAACTATGGTCATCAATTTTCTCATTTTTCTGTTTGACAATAATAAATAACTCTGCCATATTACAATCATAACAATCATAATTAACAATAACACAAAGGAATCAAAATGAAATTTTTCGAGCAATCAAAAGTAAATTGGAATCGCTTTCGCCCAACTGATATAGTATTCAAAAGTAATGCTATGGTTAAAAAGTTAGTTCCATCTGAAAACATTTTAAGTTATTCCACCAAATCAAATCGTGATGTCGAAATGGCACAACGTTCGGGTGGAGAACAAAAACAACAAAAGCATTGGACAGGTGAAACTTATACTTATTATAGCAGAGATAAATATCGCGCAGTTCATGTTAAATTAAAAGATTTAAAATCACCTCATCCAACCGCTGATCTTGAATTTGTAGATTTTACACCAAAGGAAGATAGTGTTGGCAATGCTTTTAGTCACATTACTGCTCTTGTTTACATAACAAGCTACCATCAACGCACTCAATGGGTTCAAGGCTCAAATGGTCATTACACTACTCAAAAAGTAGGTAAGATTGCTCAACTTGACGAGGGTTATCGTGTTGCTTATGGTGGACAAGGTGATTCTAACTACATGGGTTTCGATGAGTTAGAAGAAATTGCACAAATCGCTCGCGCAGTCAAAAATTTTCTAGTCGAAGTCGTTGTGCCTTTTAAGGAAGGCAATCTTGACTATGGTTATGTTAATTCTGTTGTAGAAGAGTCATTCAATTTACCACAATTAGTATAAATGACAACGAATATTGCAGAAATTATTCAACTCTTATCTGTTTGTATAGGTATAGCTTTGACAATTCTTTTCTTTTCAATTTTATTTTTTAGCGATAACGAATAAAAAGTGTTGACATCACTTGATTCTTCTTTTAATGTGGTTGTATGAATGCAAGAGAAGCAGAAAGTTTAGTTTACAAGTACATGGCAAAACATGATTTGCCCGATGAATGGTTATTTCGTTGGCAAAACAAGAAAGGCGCATTAGGTACTTGTAGTTACAATAAAAAAGAAATCAGACTATCTAAGTGGTATGTCGAATTAAATGACATCGAATCTGTTGTCGATACTATTTTACATGAGATCGCTCATGCCTTATCTTATGTTTATTATGGATCGAAAGGCATTGGTCATGGTAAGTTATGGAAAGATATTTGTAGGCAAATTGGTGCAGTACCAAAGGCTTGCAGTAAAGAAAATTTAATTAAACCAAAAAATCATTACAAGTATATTGACACTTGTGCTTGTGGCATTACATACAAACAACATCGCTTGCGTAAAAATGCTAGATACTCTTGTCCTAAATGCAAAGAGGAATTATTTAGGGGTTGACAAATTAACATTGATGGAATATAATTTAAAACAATTAGGATACAAATAGGAGAAAATTATTATGGGATTAGATCAATATGCTTATGCACGTCCACCTCGTAAGAGAAATAGTGAGGACGATATTCAAATAATGGAATGGCGCAAACATAATCGCTTGCAAGGTTGGATGGAGCAATTATGGGAAAATAAGGGTTGTCCAAACTACCCCGAAGATTTTGAAGATAATGGTATGGGTAGTGCATTTAATTGCATTGAATTGCCATTGACTAAATCAGATATAGATGAACTTGAATATGCCATCAATAATTTTGAGTTTCCCGAAGCTAATGGTTTCTTTTGGGGTAGTGATTCTTATTTTTGGAACGATGAAAATGATGAACCATTTCCCGAAAACGAATATTGGTACAAGAAGAATGACTTAATGTTCGTAGAAGAAGCAAGAAAAATGCTTGACAAGAAGTGGCGCGTTTATTATAGTTGTTGGTATTGATTTTAATAGTGGGTTCACCTCTTTCTGATCCTATTCCTACGGAACTACCCTGTCTGATCAACTAAAAAAGACTAGAAAGTAATTCGATTACTACTATATCGGAGTTAGTCATGGATACTCTCCATGCAAATATTTAAACTATGAAAATAAAATTAGGATTACGAGGAAGTTCAGATGCAGTAAATCATATTTTGATTAAAATAGATGATCTTACTTTAATGACTACTGAAAATTTATTTCTTGCGGGAGAAGAGTATAGAAATAAAACAGGAAAAAATATTGTAGAATTATTTAATTACTTATCGCAAGAGCATGAAATATTAATTAAAGAAAATATAGCAAAGGAAGCAGAAAGAGAATTAGGGTTAAAAAACGGAGAATTACAAAAATATGTAAAATAGTATTGACAATACCAATCACTTCATTTATTGTCTTTCTTATTAATCACACTAACAAAAGGAAAAATTATGGATACCGCACAAGCATTTCTAGCAGACATAGCTAAATCAATCACTCATGCCGAGAAGGTTGCCAACTCTATACCTCGCAAGGGTATGAATGTTTATCTTGATAAATCTACTATGGTCATGCAAACTTTTAATGATCCTAGTGCATTTGCCAAGGCTAAGAAAGTTACCGCGCGAGCAGGTCAATCAAGTTGTCTTCGCAATGTATTAGATGCAGGGGGTAGATTGCAATAATCTTAATTGTGTATCATGGATGATGGATAAATCAAATTGTTAATCAAAATTTGCGAAAATGATTCACAATGCATGATAAAAGATGCAAAATCTTTGTTTAACTATACAAACACAAACTTTTTACGAAAAACCATCAAAATGCTTGACATATCATGCAAATTAGCATACTTTAACGACATGAAGGAAACAGAAATTATAGTCAAATTACAAGATTACATTGCTGATTGTGGAATAGAAGAATTAGTTAGTTTGTATAATTTTGTATTTAATGAAGAAATAACTTATAAAGATATAGAGTGGAATAAATAAAATGAAATTACCAACATTTGAAGAATATATCACAGATATGCCATTAATAGAGCAAATTAAATTCTATTTTGATGTTGACATCGACAACTTTACAGGTGATCCTTGGGAAATACTCGCAGAATGTGCAGTCGATCCACATTGGTTAGGAGAGTTTAAAGTTAATTTTAAAGAATACTTACAAGAAAGGGAATACATAAGATGAAAGAACTTAAAGAAAAATTAAATAAAGTTATTTCTAAACAAGTTGAGATGGTAAATAAGTATGGCTCAAATACACTATCTACTTGCGATCATTATAATTGGGATAGAGATATTTGGAATCATAGATATTCTATTATTGACAAGTTAATTGATTTAGGTTTTAATGTTGAAAGTCAAATGAATCACGAAGTCTTAGACATAACAATAACTGCTGACTTAAAATTATAATGGAATATACAGACGAAAATTTAGAATTAATTGCAAACAAAGTTGCAAACAATATGGACATAGAAGACCTTAGATGGTATGTTGCTGAAGACTTCTTCCATCGTTTCGAGCATGATAGTGAATTATTCCATGACTATGCAAAAGAATTTGGAGTTGACAATGAAAGTAATTAAAGTAAGATATTTTCAAACCAACAAAGGTGTTGGTTATCAATGCAAAACAAACGTAAATGGTGTTGAGATTTGTAACGATGGCGCAGGGGGTGCAACTTATCTTGATGGTAGATATATAGATACTAAACCATACGAATATTATACAGAATGGGAACTAGAGGACTTAATAGATGAATACGAACGAAATAATTGAAGAAGATTACATGGAAACAATATTAGAAAGGAAAGAAAGATTAAAAAATGAATCAACAAATAATTGAAGACAAATTTTATTACGATAGTTTTACAGGAACTTATTTCCTACATGACGAAGAGTGGGAAGAACCTAGAGAATTTACTGAAGATGAATTAATTCAAGAAGGAATTTACTTCAATGAGTATTGCCAACAAATATAAAATGGATTTAGGTATAACTCACGAAGAGATTATAACTTTATTAAATGGAGAATCGCTTGAGTTTATTTTTAAGAACAATGAGGACTTGCCCGACATCAATGTGCAAATCAAGGAAGTTCCCGATGATTCGACTTTAAGTGAAACAATGGAACTAAGGATAAACAATGATTGATGACGAAAATGAAGATTTATGGTTGACAGGCATGAGTTAATATGTTTATATTGAGTACATATTATCAATCATACGTTTACAAAAGGAGAAAATATCGACATGAGTTACATTACAGAGAAAATTAGTTTTAATGTCCCACAAAATGGTGGAGATCAATATCGCTTGTATGAGTGCGTAGATCAAGTCGCAGATTTAATTGATATGTACTTCCATACCGCAATAGAAGATACAACCAACATTCACAATTTAATTGAAGAAGAAATTAAAGCAAGTAAATTAAGAGAAGTAAAATACAATAAGCTAGATAATATAAATGGGGGAAGTAAATAATGGAAGAATCACAAATAGAATATATATTAAAATTGATGTCAAATATCAATAGTTCTTTGTCGCAAATTTCAGATAGTCTTACTATTCTTGCTGATAATTCGGGTGGAGTAGAGTCAAATCATATTTCAGAATTAAATCATACTCTTAAACTAATCTATGAACATTTAGAAGATCAAGAATAATTTAGTTGACAAAGTAATTCTCTTTCATTATATTCAATCAAATTACTTTTATTTTAAATGAAGAAATCAGACTCAACCAAAAAAAACAAAAAAAAGTGTTGACAAACAAAATTTAATCACATATAGTAGGAACATAATTTAATCACAACCAAGGAAAAAAAATGATTATCGCAGAAAAAACTAACTCTAAAGTAGTACAATCACATGACTTTGAACAAGTCAACTGCACAATAGATGCAGAAGACATGAGGTATGTTGCTTCTTTATTAAGAAACAATTATTCCAATACACAACTTGCAGTTGTGCGCGAAATTAGTGCCAATGCACTCGACGCCAACAAGGAAGCAGGTGCAACTCGTCCTATTGAAGTAAAGTTACCAACACAACTTAATCCTAATTTTGTTGTGCGCGACTTCGGGGGTGGACTTAGTGAAGAAGATGTTTTTGGTCTTTACTCTAAGTATGGTAAAAGTACAAAGCGCGACTCCAACAACTACATTGGTGCTTTCGGTATCGGTAAGTTTGCTCCATTATCTTATGGTGACAACTTCACTTGTGTTTCTTATCATGGTGGAATGAAGAAATCTTACAATGTATTTGTCAATGATGATGACGATACAAAGATTGCAAAGTTGTTTGAAGAACCAAGTGACGAACCAACAGGATTATCTATTGAAGTTGCAGTTGCAGATAGTGACAGAACTAATTTCAGAGAAATCGTAATGAAGTTCTTTCGTTTCTTTGATGATTCCGAAATGCCAAAGTTTGTAGGTCTTGAAGAAAATGAGGTCATTAAAAGACCAAGCAATGCTATCGAAAGTGCTAAAGGTAATTGGTTTGTAATAGATGAAGAAAATGGACAAAATTATTACTATCGCAAATCTCATGTAATTATGGGTAGAGTTGCTTATCCTCTCGATGCAGATGCAGTTAATGTTGACAACTTTATTTCTAACGAAAAGTCAAAAACAATCGTAAAGAATCTAATCAGAGAAGGTAATTTCTATCTTCGTATGCCAATCGGTTCTATTAAACTTCATCACTCACGTGAAGCACTAGAATACAATAAGTCAACACAAAAAGCATTGTGTCGCGCATTATATGAAGCAAGTGAAGAAATTCTTGAGATTGCAAAACTCAAACTTGCAGATAGTGCTGACTTGTTTGAAGCAAAAGTAAATCATGCTAAAATCTTAAATAGTTTATCTCATTCTTTGCGCAATTTATTTGACAATGCTTTCGAGTGGAATGGCGTAAAGATTGAAAGTTCTAGGTTTAATCGTGCATACGATGAACTAGACAATCTTACTCTTACCCAAATGAACAGAGAGAAGGATTCTGATTCTCGCAATGGTTACAGAGTTAAAACTCAAAAAGTGTCAAGCATATTCTGTCAAGAAGATGGCATTTTTATGATTCAAAACATTGCTTCTTCTCATGGCAACAATCTACGTGCTAGAACAATTTTCAACGAAAATGAAGACATTAATGTTGTGTATGTTATTCATCCTCTTAATGATGAAGGTTGGAATTACATCAATCAAGAGTGGGATTTTAATTTAGTTTCAGATGAACATAAATTATTCTCTGACAATGTAGAGAAGGAAAAACCTGTTCGCAACAAAGTTACTAATGGTCAAAGTCGCGCATCAATTCCATTATTCAAAATGAAGCACGACACTAGGTATCTTTATCGCAATGCAGATTATTGGCAAAATGTCAACAATCCAATTAATTCCTTGGAAGCAGATGAGATCGAAGGTTCAGTAGAAGGTAAACTTATATATGTACCAATCACTCGTTTTACTATTGACATCGAAGGTTGGGACTTAGAAAGAGTTGGTTCAACTGCAAAGTTTATTCGCAACAATGCTGAAGAAGATTCTGAGTTAAGTAAATTTACCATCATGGGTGTTCGCAAAGGTGATGTTAAGAAACTTGGTGATAATTGGATTTCTTGGATTGACTTTTTGACTGATCACTACAAGCAAATCATTGAGGATAATATGGCAGATATGACTGATTGCTATATTAGGAACTCGATCAATAGTGCAGAGCATGATAAAGCCAATAAAATTAGAGACATATTAAATGCTCATAATGGTATTTTAACTTGCGATCAAATTGATTGGAGTAAATTTGCAGACGATCATTTGCTTCTTACCATTCGTTCATACAAACGTATTATGAATTCTAACGACTCTAGTCATTACAATAAGCTAAAGTTTATCGCTTTTCACGATGCAGAATGGTTGAACGAAAAATTCAATTCAGTAGAATTTGATATTGATAGTATTGTTTCTAATGTAGAAAACTTTCAATCAAATTATCCTCATCTTTCGATGCTTGATGATGCTTACCACTACTACAACAAACGCGATCACCACACACATGGTGATATGACAATCAAAGTGCAAGACTATATTTCCTTGTGTGATAATCAAAGGGGAGAGGGGGAGTGATTACTCCCTTTCCCCAAACTTTTTCAAAAAAACTATTGACATTATTTAAAAACTCACATATATTACTATCATAACATTAAACAAAGGATAACATTATGCAAGTGCCATACATATTAAGCGAAAATTCACTCACAATTTTCTTTGAGGGAAAACCACACACTCTTAGAAAAGATCATCCAAACTTCAATCTTGCTCGCAAAGCTATTCTCGATGGTGAGACTGAACGTCTTACTGATCTTATAGATGTAGAGCGCGCGATTGAGGACTTTGTTCAAGGCGACATTGAAGTCAAAGATGAAGTTGTCTATTACAGGGGTCATCGTCTTCATGGTGTAGTTGTTGACAAATTGCTCGAAATGCTTCGTGCAGGTTTGAAAGATTCCGCGCCAATCACTAACTTTATCACTAGATTGCAAGCCAATCCAAGTGCTAATAGTGTTGCAGAATTGTACACATTCTTGGGTTACAAGAACTTGCCAACAACTGCTGAAGGAAAATGTCTTGGATACAAAGGTGTTCAACACGATTATTGGAGTTCAACAGGCAATGCTGACACAATCGTTGTGCAAGGTGACACTAACGAACGTCACCAAATCCTCAACAAAGTTGGCGCGACTATCGAAGTTGCACGTCGTTGTGTAGATGACAACAAAGACAATCATTGTTCTTTCGGTCTTCATGTTGGTTCATACGATTATGCTAACGGATGGGCAGGAGAAAATGGTAGATTGCTTGTTGTAGAGTTTGATCCTGCCGATGCAGTTTCAGTTCCAACTGATTGCGATTTTCAAAAACTTCGTGTTTCTAAGTACAAAGTGATCTCTGATATTACTGACACTAGAAAAGAGTTGAATAAACCTGTCTACGAGGCTAATAAGCCTATCTACGGATCAGATGATGACATCAACTTCGATGAAGATGATTATGATGAAGATTATGATGATGATTTTGTAGATCAAGGTGATTGGAGTGATGACTATGACGATAATTCCAATCAAGATGATGATGAATTAAAAACATCTCTTGTTCGTTACATCAACAAAAAGAAACAAAAAGGTCAAGAAATCACTCTCAAACATCTTGCTGACTTAAATCCACCAAGAGAAAGAAATCTCAAATGTGTAGAATTACTTGAAATTGTTAAGGATTTAGGTTATAATGTAGATGAGGATGAAAATATTCCTCTATATTTATACAAGGTAAGCTAAAAATGAATGATAACAATTTGCTATTCAATAAAATTGGCGAGGCAAATGAATATCAAATGGATGCACTTTGGGCAATCCTTAAATACAGAGACATGGGAATACTACGAAAGATATTTGCCATGTGTGAAGTTTTAGGTATCGACAAGAACGAAGTTGTATCCAACTTACCACAAGATGAGAATGGAAGAATATATGACTCAAAGAATAGATTCTTATTAAGTAGAGCATTATTAAAGAAAACAAATGGAAGATAATACATATTCAGACGATACAACAATCAATGTTAATAAATTAAAGATGGAAGAAAATTTAATTGACAATGATTTTTATATAAAGAAAATGGATGAAATGGATAATATTGTAAACTTTGTTCAAGATAAAGGAGAAAAGAATTCAATGAAATTAATTTTAGAAGCATTGTTTCCACATCTCGACAATCAATCTGAAGAAGTAAAGAAAAGCTACGAATACTTCAAGTTGAAAGTAAACTCTTGACAAGTCGCGCGCATTATGCCATACTTCTATTATTAATTAAAGAAAGGATAAAACAAAATGACTTATATTTGGAATAGAGCAAAAAAAGTACCATCAGATTCAATGCCTTATGTGGTGATTGATTCATTCTTAACATGGAAGAAGAGACAACTCCAAGGTATCGAAAACAAGAACCAAAGAGAACAAAAAAGAATCCATGCTCAAGTAAAGAGACAACAAATGAATCTCGAAACAAACCTCAGTTTGCTTGGTTATTCCATTGATAATTTACAATATAATTTATAATACATTACATATAACAATATATACAATATAATATATAGAATAGAATACAACAAATTATAATGAAATTAAACAAAATTTATCTAAATGAAATTGAATTGAAATTGGGCTTTTCCCTTTGTAAATGAGGGTTAAATCGGTATGAGTGGGTTGAAGTGGGTGAAAATGGTTCTGAGTGGTGCGCGAGGCAAATATGGCGAAATAACTGAACGCAAATTTCATTTAAATTATTTTTTATTAAAAAAGAAAGAAGATTCAAGCGAAAATAAATCAAATCAAAATCAAACTAAATTAAATTTAAATACAAACAAAATTAAATACAATAAATTTGGTTTCCCCACATATAATAAAGATTAAATTGAATTAAAATTAAATTGCGCCGAAATAATTTTAACTAAATTTGAATGTATTTAACTTAAATAAAACTAATTTAACTAAATTTGAATTAATTTCGAGTGAAATAAACTTAAATAAGATGAACCAAAACCAATATGACGAGTATGTAGAGTATTGGATGGATAATGATGAGGGTTTTAGCAATCTATTGGACTCAGAAGAGTACATGGTTGAAGATATAGAGATAATAGAGAATAATATTGCGCCCCGAACTGCGATCTTCATGCACCCAAATATGATATTGCTATTTCCACCATTTGATTTGCAAATGAATTATAGCGAAATAACTTAAATTAAATTTAAATGTAATTATTTTGAAATAAATTTATTGAAATTTTATTTGACATTGGCGAAATAACACATATAGTGATTGGTATGAGTATTGCAAAAGACATAAATAGATTGTTGGACGATATTTTACATATACGTTCTGAAATAAAGAGAATGCGCGCCGATTTAAATGCAAACGATTCTCTTGTAAATAAGAAAACAGGAGAGAAGATTAGTGCAAACAAGATCGAGGAACTCGCAAATAACGAAATAACTGCTATCAAGTCTGAGTTAAATAAGATTACCAACGAAGGTAAGCGCGCCACAGGCATATTCAACAACACATACTATGTTAATGATATGCTACAAGATAAGCTATTAGCTGAGGCAGGGCAAACTACTGAAGATGTTGATAATCAATGATTTATGTTTTAATTCAAATTAAATTTGATTTAAATTAAAGAAATTCAAATTAATTGTTGACTTTATTCTATTACCCCCTTATAGTAGTTCTATATTATTAATCACCAACGAAAGGAAAGTTATGAATCTCGCTAAATGTGCCCAAGCAACCTCTATTATGAACAATGTCAAGAATGGTCACTACATTCGTGGCGCAAAGTTTGCCAACTTCGGCTCAGTAGTCGAAGATAGTATAATCGCACAACAAATGGAGGCAGATAAAAGACTTAAAGAAATACAAGCACAAAGGGCATTGAGGTTAGCCAAAAAATGTGTATAAATATACATGAAAAAAGGTTATTATATATATTTTGATAAGAGTAAGGGAAAATGCCCCCCATGTGGTATTGTTGAACCCTATGTTGATCGTCTTATTAATGATGGATACGAAATAGAGAAGATTACTAGGGAAGAATATGCAGATAGATACAACACCAAAGCCCCAGTGACCCCAAGAATCAAGGTTGAAGGTGATGATGAGTTGTATCAAGTATATTTCAGAGAAGACAATGTAGATTATTATCACGAATTCAATGTAGAAGATATTTACGAAAGAATTAAAGTTTTACTTGACAATTCAGAAGATAAATAGTATAATATATAAATAATCAAAATTGAGAACCAAACTCAATTAAATAAAATAAAATTGATCTTTAACATTTTAATTTGGAGCAAATAAGTTGGCAACTGAGTATCGGGCGCCGACTTGCTCTATAAACTTTGGAAGGGCTTATAATCCTTCCTGTGGGTGACCGAATACCCCTTCGTGTGCGGGGTAAGGTATATGCTTCTCTGTGGTGGAGTGCCGATGGACAAATGTCTGAGGTAGGATGACCCAATCCAAGTGTAGTTCGAGTAGGTTAACCAATGAACTGATGTTCACGCCGAAAGTTGAGGGTATTCAGTAGTCCCTCCCCACATCTATTTTCTCGCCAATCGTTCAGCCCCGATCTAGTGCCTCTGCTAGGTCGGGGTTTTTTTATTTGACAAACCACGCATGATCCATTATTGTATTTTTATGATTAACACATTATTAAAAGTTCTCTCCAAACAACAATTTGGTTTCGTTACAGCGCAAGATCTCGATTCATTAGAAGTTGAGATGCCCAACCTCCCCCTTCTTATTAGATGCGGGCGCGACAGATATATAGCTCAAGCCTGCGACACTAAAGCTAGAATGGAATATGTCGAGGAAACGGGCGACTATGTTCGTGATGTATCGATTCCAGCAAGAACATTAGATGGAATGGCAACTTCGCCTTTCGTTCCATTTGCTGTTAAGCAAGCAATTGAAGGCTTAAGAGCTTAACCGAAAACCCGGTGGGTCTACTTCTAGATCCCCACATATACTATAATTACTATCATGAATATACATGGCAATAGAATCAATACTCATTCTAGGGACCTTATCCTTTTTTACTATATTAGCTAAAGAATACCTTAAGGACTAGATATCAATTAAATAACAATCAAATACAATACAAATATGATACCTGACACTTAAATTAAATTAAATTAAAATTATTTCAAATTAAATTGAAAAAACTTTCGTAAGTCGTTGACTACCAAGGGGTTAGGCGGCGCGCGCCGGCATAAATGCCTGACTATCAACAACTTATGACAACTTTCATTTTAATTCACTTTTTTCTTGCGGTTTTTTAAAAACTAGCCTAGTATGTATATATGAAGTTAAACGAAGATTATGAAAACAAAGCTCCCAACTTTGACAATTTAGATTCAATGGAGGGAGTTCAACTTGCAATGGATATGCTTGAGTGGAATGTCCTTAACAAATTAGACCTTGACACACGTGACTTAATTGGTTATAGTTTGATTCGCGCTTATATTGATGAGGTTGCAAAAAAAGCCTATGCCTTTGAGACTATGTTCGAAGGAAAAGAAAACAGAATTTATAAAAATTAACTATTGACAACAACAACAACTACTATATTATAGATATTATGAACATTGAAGAAAACACCAATACCGCTCCTCACAAATCTGTTAACTTGCACATTTGCGGAGGTAATCACAAACTCTACGATATTGACGAGATTCGCGCTGTACCAACTCCACCTGTTGAGTTCCGCAAAAAAGAAAATGCCAATGGTGAGCGCACCATTTCTTATCAACCAATCGCTCATGCTGAATTGATTGATCGCACTCGCAATGCCTTAACCTCTCAAGGTTTCCGCATTCAAGATGAGATTCACTCATTAGCTTCTCACGACAATCATTACTTTGGTTTGTTTGCCATTGATCACGTCAATCGTGTTTCTACTGATCGTGGTTGTGTGGTTGGTATTCGTAACTCTCACGACAAAAAATTCCCTGCGGGATTGTGTGCAGGTGATGCACCTTTCGTCTGTGACAATCTTATCTTCACCAATACAATCAAACTTGCGCGTCGTCACACTCGCAACATTTTAGACGATCTCAACTTCACCATCAATCGTGCGCTTGGTAAGTTGTTTGGCTTTTGGAATGGTCAAGATGCTCGTATTGATGCATACAAAAATCGTTCTATTGGAAATGTCTATGCAAATGACTTAATTGTCAAAGCGGTTCAAATGGGTGCTTTGCCTAAAACCAAACTCCTTGATGTTGTGAATCAATGGGAATCATCCGATCACCCCGAATTTCACGACAGAAATGTCAACTCCCTTTATAATGCCTTTACAGAGGTATACAAAGGTAATCTTGTTCAACTCCCAAATCGCTCTGATGCGCTACACTCATTACTTGATGGGTACGTAGACTTCAATGTTCACAATCATGTCGAGAATGTTCTTGACATGGAAGTGGTAGAGAACGAATTGGTTGAGGTGTAAGTAGTTGTGTCATACCCCTCCCTTCGGGGAGGGGTTTTATTTTTGCCCGAAACTTTCCGTAAGTTGTTGATATTCAACGACTTATGCCGGCGCGCGAGCCGTAAGTCATTGATATACAGACACTTACAACAAAATGCATTTAATTGCATTTTGTTCTTGCGGTAATTAAGAAACTACCTTATTGTAGTTATATGATTAAGAGAAACCAACACGACCCACGATACATCATCAAGAAGAATCGTCCTGTATATGTTTACAAGAATCTACACAAGGATTGTTGGAGCATCAAGCAACATGGTTTAGTTAAGGCTCACATCCCACAAGGCGATAGTATCGGACTTTGGGATTGCTATTTTCATGTTGACATCAAGGGCAGAGAAAAGGTTCTTCGTGAGAAGCGCAAGAATGTTCATGCTTTTGTGAAGGGCTATCTTCAAGATGCCGAGAATGTAAACACAGACAGACCCGCAACTGAGGTAACATATAATCCATACAAGTATGAGACTTTTGTTGACAAGGATACCGAGAAGTTTGTATACTATGCAGATGAAGTTTTATTATCACACAACCAAGTAACCGCCTACATACCATGAACAACCTATCACAAACAACAATTAAGTATGCAAAAGATTGGTTTACGGAAAACCAATACTCAGTCACAACTGACAATAATCAATTCACATTACATATCAACGGCAACATATTTATTCTCGATCCAACCGAGCTTAAGTATAGAGCAGAACTACAATTAGACTCATTATTAGAGGAGGTAAAGACAGATTAAATGAAAGAAGAATTAAAAGCAATTAAATTCGCCATTGACGGACTCAGTGATGAGATGCTAGAACACCGTAGACATGCAAACATGGAGGATCTCGTCAAGGTCATGAAAAACATTAACGACAACCTTGTTTCTATTAGCTTTGACCTAAAAGATTTAGTCGAAGCAAAAAAGTTTCAAAATGAGTTGACAACAGCCCTAAGGTAAGCTATATTGTTTATATGATGACACAAGAAAAGATAATACAAACCATTCGCCAACTTTGCGAAGGCAACATGAGGTATGCCGATGCAATGGATAGAATCAATGTCGAGCGCGGCAAAGAACTTGGCGTAGATGGATTCACAGTTCAATCAGCAGAGGAAGCATTAAGTGACCTCATACTTGACCTACAATCACTAGAACACGAACTATGCCTTAACGGCTCAATGGAGGGAGCATCACTATGATATTAGACACACCCAAACAAATCGAATCATTCCGTCAACGTACTTTGCTTAAAGGATTGCAAGGAGAAATCATGGGTCTTAGGCTTACTAGGGGCAGAAGTTGCTACTCTATTATTAAGGAGGAGTTTGGACTCAAGGGCAGTAAACAAAAAGTTTACGATCAATTCAAAAAGTTACTACAAGGAGAATAATTATGACAAAACAAGAAATGGAAGATATGGTAGAGAGTTGGAATTGGAATTGCACAATCTTCGACATATACGAAGAGATTAAACATATGAGAGAAAGCGAGCGCGAAAAGTTGGTAAACTTTGCTTTCAACTTCTTCTCAGACAAAGGCTCTAAAGATAGCTTGTCTGAGCTAGCACACCACTTTGGCATTCACATCGAACAAGAGGAAGAAGTTAATGCATAAGTACATAGAAGCTGTTTGTGTTGGTAAGCCATTAGGTTTACCCGAATGGGATGAAGCGAGTGAGCTTTGGGAATTGTTCTTTGAGGAGTCGGAGACTCCTTACCACCCATATGATGAACGAGACATTATTTCTGTAAGTTTCGAATCAGCACAAGAAGTGACTGATGCTTACAATCACTATAACTTAAACCCTGTAGGAGGATCCAACAATGAAGAACTTATTGAAGTCAATTCTTAATCTTTTTATTTCCCGCTATCAAGTTGTGTACACAGCTGCAGACGGGAACACTGAAATGTACACCATATCAAAACCCAGTCACCGTAATGAATTCGGCAACAAGCAAGAAGGTAAAGCTGTGGTGGGCTTTAAGTCTTGGTGTTACAACAAAGAAGGAGTTCGTTCCTTTCGTTACGACAGAATCGTATCCTTAAACAAAGCTTAATTATGATAGAGTCACTAAAAATGGAGCTCAGAGAGCTTGGCCACAAGCTAGCTGTTCGTGAAATGTACGGGGATAATACTCCTAAGTATCATGATGAACGTCGTCGTCATTATAAACTACTACTAAAGTTGTATGAATTAGAAAAGCGTAGCTTGTAAATACGGGCCGCGTAAATATATAGCTTGCAAATATATATCCCCTAAATATAACCCTCGTCGGCACCGCCGGCGGGGGTTTGCTTTTACCCTCAGTTTTTTCGTAAGTCCTTGATAATCAACAACTTATGAAAATCGCGCCGGCGGAAGTCGTTGATATTCAACGAGTTACAACAACTTTCGATTTAATTCACTTTTTTCTTGTGTTCGGTTAGGTTTGGTGGTACTGTATACTTATGCAAAGAATAGTAAAAATCCTAATGGCGCGTGACGGCTTAAGCCTTGAAGACGCGGAATTGCAAGTGAGCGCTTTTTTCTCTGAAATGGCTCTTGATTTGAATCAAGGCGGTGACCCATTTGAATGGGAAACTTTATTTGTCGACGAGTTCGGGTTAGAGCCTGATTTTTTTGAGGATTTAGTGTTTGCCTTAGTTTAAAAATTAGTTTACTTTAGTATTATGATTAACTTACTATCCAACCCAAGCAAGATGCCTTGCTATTCATTCAACATTCCCGCTTTCAAGTATTGCCCAGCCGCGCAGCTATTAGCAAAGATTAAAGAAGCGGGCAAAAAGTTTATTTGTGATTCTTGCTACGCTTGCAAGGGTTTCTATATGTTTGCTAACGTCAAGGCAAGTTTACAAGGCAAGGCGGATCTTATCACAAAGTCTTTGCACCAAGACAACGGGCAAACTTTTATTGATGAGATGTGCAAGCAAATTCGCGCAAAGTATTTTGACAAGCACGGAAACAAAAAGCAACTCAAAAAGACAAACACAGATTTGTTTCGCGTTCATGATTCGGGCGATTTGTTTTCCCCCAAGTATATTGCCGCGTGGATTAAGATTTGTGAGCAATTCCCAACAATTCGCTTTTGGTTTCCAACTAGGGAATGGAAGCGCGACTCGCAACTTCCACACTTGCAAAAGTTAGCTAGCCTTAAAAACGTTTGCATTAAGCCAAGCGCAATTTATGTAGATGAGCCAGCCCCTCAAGTAGACGGACTCGACGCGGGCACTTCGGTTTATACTAGCAAGGCAAAAGCCGAGCAAGACGGGCATTTTGTTTGCCCCGCAACTTACGTTAAAGGCGAGGACGGCAAAATTCTTGCGACTTGTCAAGCCCATAATTGCAACCTCTGCTTTATTAAGGGTTGCAAAAAGGGTATAGCGTACTTAGCCCACTAAGTCAACCCCAAAAAAGTCTCCTAAGTTGTTGATATTCAACGACTTAGGCGGCGCGCGCCGGCGTAAGTGCCTGATATTCAACGACTTACGAAAACTTTCACTTAATTGCTTTTTTTCTTGCTATCAGTTGCCGGCTCGCTTATTGTATATATATGACGACAAGAGAACTTATTGAACTTATCAATTCAACCCAAGACGGAGAGATTTGGCTCTATGATAGCAAACTCAAAGACCACCTTGCTGTGGTCGAGGAAGCATTAGAAAAAGATTTGATCCACTTCATCCGCGCCGATGTTGGCAACATTACCACAGAATTTATTCGTGTTTCTATTTGACACAGAGCAAAAACTAAACTACTTTATACTTATGACAATTAAAGACAACGGAAAAGAATTCTACTTTGAGCGCTTACCTAATGGCTTACTTAGAACATATGACTACAAGAGCGCTTGGGATGTAACATTTCAACGAGTTGACGGAGTATGGAAAGGTCACTTTCGTGGTGACTATATCGGCTACAAAGGTTTACTCAACAAACTCAACTTATTACAACAACAAGTAGATGCAGAAAGAGCATTGGCAAAAGATTTAGCTGAAGTAGCTTGACAAACAAAACAAACTAATTTAGTTTATTATTATATGAAAAACTTCGATGATTTAAAATTCACTTACGATGACTCTATCAGAAGATGGAGTGCATCGCTCACACTTGACAATGGATATTTATTCTCGGTTATTGCGGGCAACGATGATGGAGCATTTCAACCATTTTATGGTCGTTATCCCGATACTTTTGAAGTTGCAGTATTTAATGAAGATAAAAACTTCGTTCCATTATCTGTTTCTGATGATGTGCTAGGTTGGCAAGAGCCACACAGAGTGACATCACTTATGCATCAATTTGAGATGGATGGGAAAGCTCACGAAGATTTGCTTGTAGCAATGCGAGCAGATTTTAACAAAAAACTTGTTGACTCTCACTAAAAACTAGATTACCTTATTATTATGACATTAACAGAAGAACAACGAATCGCAGTTATTAAACACGCGGCAGAAAGCTCACAAAAGGTTTCAGCCACCAAGTCAGTTGCTGACTTCATCGAGGAAATTAAGTCCGAAGAAGTTTTGGGCGAGCATGGCTTATTAGATGCTCAAGAGTGCGACATCGAAGACGAAGTTTCTCTAATTGATTACAAGCCAACCGCTGAATCTATTGATGAAGAGGATTTAGATTTTGGCATTAGCGATGAAATGAAAGGGCTTTACTCATGATTATTTTAGAAGTATTAGTTGCAATTTTTTTCTTGACAACTCCCGCAATGGTTGCGTACATGGCTTATCAAGACATGGTAGACTACGACAACGAAGAGAAATTTTGGTAAAAGTTGTCGTAAGTTGTTGATATTCAACGACTTACGGCGGCGCGCGGCACCTAAGTGCCTGACTACCAACGACTTATGCTAAAAGTCGTATTGGTCATGGTAGCCGTAGTCGAAGTCTTCGTAGGCATCGTGCCAACGCTCTTCGTGGTTGCGGTGAACCTCTTGCATTAGAGCTTGCTCCTCAAGGTAGCGCTCTTCTGCGAGGGCTTGATTCGTGCGGGCGATCTCCCTGTTGATTTCTGCCATTTGGCGAGCTTGCTCATTTGCAAGGGCGTTATCGTTGCGGTCGAAGTGTGAGTACTTACTAATCATATACAAACAACATAGCCCATCTGGCAGGGTATAGCAAGCATATTCGCATTTATTTTGAATTATTTTTTATTTCATAAATCGTTTATATTCAACGACTTACAGCCGGCGCGCCGGCCTAAGTCCCTGATTACCAAGGACTTAGGTAAACTTTGGCGGTTATACTAAGCAAGCATTAATGCCCATTTGATCAATGGCATCAGAAATTTCCATTTTCATTTCTTCGCAAGTGATAATTGTTTGTCGTGCTGAGATGCTACCCGCTTCAGCGGCTTCAATGTTAGCTTCAATTCTGTCTTGAAGGGCGTTGATTCTTTCGGTGAGTTCTTGTAATGTTGTCATATTATTAAAGTAAGCTAATTGGTTGAGGAAGTCAAGTCATTTATCACATTTTTTTCTTCCGTATCTGTCTTCGTTTTGTGGTGGAATAATTCGCATCATATTGCCACGCACGCCTGACTCAGCTAAAGTTGTTTCTCTATTGATTACAAACCTTCTCCTGTTTACCTTTTCAAGCTCAACCTTGAGATCGTGCCTTGGGAAACTTTCATCAATTCTCTTTTTAACTCCTTTTACATATTTTCTAACATCAGACATGGTGTCAAATTCACGTACGCCAATGCGAAACTTATCTTTACCATAAGAGAAAGAAGAAAAGAAAAGAAGAAGAGAGAGTGAGATTGTAATTTTTTTCATATTTTTAGAATGTTAAGTTTTTAAGAGAAGTAAAGGTTTTGCACCAACGGCGTAAAGGGTGGTAACAATTTGATCCTTGGTGAATCAAGTGTTGCTCGCCACATTTGGCTTGTATCATGTAACCTTTTTTAGTTTGCTGAATAGAGGTAATGTCGGGGCACTTTTTAAGTTGCTTCATTACCTTGACCATGTTATTAGTATTGTGCTTACTCATGCATATATCCTTTGTTTGTGTTTTGCCTTGCGAGGCAGAACCTTGTTTTTTAGCTTATGAGGACGGGCTTTAGTAAAGACCATTGGAATCCTCACTTTTATTTTAGCTTTGTTTTTCATATACTAACAACCTAATGGATAAGGGGGTTGACGTCAAGCATATTGGCAATTATTTTTATTTTGTCGTAAGTTGTTGTTATACAACGACTTACAGCCGGCGCGCCGGCCTAAGTTGTTGATATTCAAGGACTTACGGAACTTTTAGTAGTACAAAAAACCCCCCTTTCGGGGGGATAGTTCAATGTGGCTTCCTTGTGAGTACATAGGCGGAGCAACATATTCCGCTCACAATTAAGAAGATCATTGCTCTATGAGTTTAATGGTAGCCTTGGGGTACTCTTTACGACGTATACGTCTAGCCATGTGCATGGCGCGTTGTTCGTTACTGAATTGGTCTACTAGTTGACCAAAGACCCTAAGGTCGAACCAATTCGAGAAGTTTTTATTCTTTGCAATCGTTATCATACATTTACATTAGTGGATTCTCTGAGTAAAGTCAAGACTTTTTCGTATTCTTTTTGCGCTTCTACTAGTGCAGAATGTGCATCTTGTACAGCTTGCGCTTTGGTGTGCGTTTCGCACCATCCTTCTTTTATTACATTAACAAGAAAGTTAAGATTGCCACGCGCCTTACTCATAGCAAGGGCGCAGTCTAGTTCGGGGTATGGTACTCTTTCAGCGCTCATTGGTTATTAAATTCGTTGATGATTTGGTCAAGTGTCCATACGTTACCGCCTACGTCCTCAAAGAGGTCAAGCCCGTCAAGTGGGTCTGTGCCCAAGCGGTCGATGATACCGAGTTCTTCTGTCATGAATGTTTCTAATTGTTCTGTCATATTACTACTATCGTCTATTTAATGATTAAAGTCAAATTAAATCGCGCTTATTTAGCACTTTTTAGTTTCAGCAAAGAAGGGATGTCTTGTAACATCCGCAAAGCGGATACCCACTTCTCTGTCTGTGCGGTAGATCCGCACCTTCGCAATGATACCGAGATCGGGGTGATTAACTTGCCCCTTGTACTCAAGGATTTTGTTGTCGCGTGAGATGAGAATGTCGCCTTTGTCGTATGTGTTCATTTTAATTTTCCTTTGTTTAATTATTAACTATAAAAACAATATAAACAGAAAAACAGCTCACGTCAAACTTATTTGCATTTATTTCGGAATTATTTTATTGCACAATCCTACTGCCGGAGCCGGCGCTATATGTGCCCGCATTGGCGCGGATCTTGTACAGATGTTTCGTAAGTGCTTGATTATCAAGTACTTAGGCCGGCGCGCGCCGCCTAAGTCGTTGACTGTAAGCGACTTATGGCATATTAGAACTCGTCCATTAGCCACTCGTCAAGAGCGTAAGTGTCAAGGTCAGGGTCTGTATAGCTTGCCCCATCAGGGGTAACAGGCACGCCGTAATCCACTAGCTCTTGGGCTAAATCTTTATAGTTGACAAACCTGCGAGCCATCTTGTAAAGACTCTCGTCGTTGCCTAGCCATAGCGCTACGTTCCAAGTTGCCCAGTTCTTCCATCCGTTGTATCTTGTGTCTGTCATTATGATATATCCTCTGTTAGTATCCAAATTCTACCATCCCAATCAAGTTCTCCTGTCATGTCTGTAAGTAAACCACTCTTGACGTTAGCATCTACCATGTCCTTGCTGATAGCATACTCTTTGTCGTTGTGCTTGTAGTTATGTGGTACTTCTGCCACTATGACGTGCTTGTCTTCTGATGTGGTGAGTAAGTATTTTGTTTTCTTTTTAATTTGCATTGTGTTGTTAGATTAGTCTAGTAATGGCATTCTGTCAAGCATTAACTTAATGCTTCGACTAGCTGATCTTCATTTTCATTCATTAATGGGCTATGCAACACACGATCAAGTAGTTTCTCAAGCTTGCTTTCCAATGCTTTAGCATCACAAGCAAACTCAACTTGATCTTCGTTTTCGTCTTCTACAAAGTTAATTTTTACAGCATCGACAAGAATATAACCATCTTCTTCTCTTACTACCACGTCAGCGCTAAGCCCGCCCTCATAGTAACCTTTTCCTGTGTCAAACTGACAGAAAACATTTACAACATTAGAGTCGACG